GGCACACTTTAGACGTGTGATGATGGAGGATTGTGAATTTCAATTATATGAATACATGACTCAGTTCTTACCCGATCATGCCGATTTCATGACCTTAGTAAAGGATGTTATCGGTGGGAAGAATCATATAGTTTTTAAAAATGTTAGGATGGAGGTTGATGCTAAACGCATGTCAGGAGAGATGAACACATCACTTGGCAATGGTTTTTCCAACTTAATGTTCATCTTATACATTTGTTCGCTAGATCCTGAGGTTGGCAATGTTAAAACCCGTATTGAAGGGGATGATTCGATCTGTTCATGTAGCGGTCGTCCACCAACAACCAAAGCTTTTGCTGATTTTGGCCTCCGAGTGAAGATGGAGGTCCACACAGAACTCACTACTGCTTCGTTCTGTGGCATGGTCTTTGATTTAAAAGATCGAACCAATGTAACTGATCCCCGTGAGGTCCTAGCCACTTTTGGATGGACTTCCCACCGTTATATTCGTTCAAAGCAATCAGTAAAAATGACCTTGCTGCGATGCAAGGCACTTTCTTTGGCCTTCCAGTACCCGTCTTGCCCAATTCTATCCACTCTCGCCAAGCGCGTGTTGTTTCTCACTCGTTCACATGAGGTTACAAGATTTGTAGAAAAACAGGGTTCATGCCTGTTTAACCAATATAAAAAACAGATCTTTTTACAAGCCGATGCTGCCAATAAAATGGGGCAGCTTCTATTTGCCGAACCAGGCAAGAATACTAGGCTCCTCGTTGAGAAACTTTATGGTATAAGAGTGGAGGATCAATATGAGATCGAACAATGGATTGCGAATATGGGAATTGAACCAATTCGTAATCAGAAGATCTTAGATATGATGCCTCCTGTTTGGCATGATTATTATCAGAAATATCATGCTGAAATCAGTCCAAAAACTGAATCTTACAATTATCCAACACAACTTTGGGTTCAGGTCAGAGAGAATATTGATACTGGGGGACTGACCATCCCCAAGGTCCAAAGGTGACCCTAAACTAGTCCCCTCCTTTTTACACTGCGGTCTAATTAGGATAGGAAGGG